TTAAAAATAAAAATTATCTTCTTTTATTAATAAGGTTTAAAATTTCCTCAACAACATCACCAATACTATCTGAAACCTCATCACCCATTACAGTCCCAATTACCTTTTTCTTATGGTTTAAAATGTCATATATTGAACCCTCAATTGTATTTTCAAATAATGGGTAATAAACTAAAACATTATTTTTTTGACCATATCTATATGCTCTATCTTCAGCCTGAGAATGTTCGGCAGGAACAAAAGATAAATCATTCATAATAACCGCTTCGGCGGAAGTTAAAGTTAAACCAACACCAGCGGCTTTTAAATTACCAACAAAAACTTTAATTTTTTCATTATCTTGAAACTGATCTACCGCATATTGCCTTTGTACTTTATTACAACTACCATCAAGATAAACGGCTTGTTTACCAAAATGTTGATAAATTGTTTGTAATGTATCAGTAAAGTTTGTAAAAATAATCACTTTTTTACCTTGATCTAAAATATTTTCAGCAAATTCTATTGTTTGTTTTGCTTTTTCGTTTGAAATTACCTTTCTTACTTTCATTAGTTTTGAAAATTGTACGGTAAGAGAAGAAGACTCATTGGGATTTTTTTCGTACCAATCATAATATTCTCCCATTAATTCTTCATATTCTTTTGATTTTAGTCTCAAGTAGACAGGACTAATAATTTTATCAGGTAAATCTAAAACATCTTCTTTTAATCTTCTTAGTATTTGTTTTGATGTCCTATCCTTTAATTCCTCAAGGTTGGATGCCCCTGTTACGTTCCATACCTTTCTTTTTCCTGCGTTAAACTGGTATCCCTGACAGTATCGGATAGCGTAAGCCATCCAATTCTGTGCTACGGGACTTTCGATGATACTCAAAAGATTATAATAGTTGATTGGTCTTGATGTCATTGGTGTTCCTGTAAGTAACCAAACTCTTTTAATTTTTTTAACAAAACTATTAATTATTTTAGTTCTTTGTGCTTGGGCATTAGAAACCATATGAGCCTCATCCAATATAACTAATTCAAATTCAGATTGATTAAGAAGTGAGTTTTCTAACTCTTTGGGGTCGTGAAAGTTTTTTAGAATATCATAATTAACAATAACAAAATCGGAATTAACCGAATATTTTTTACCTTCCGCAATATAAACAGATCTATCGGTATAATTCGCAATTTCTCTTTCCCAATTTATCTTTAAAGATGCGGGACATATAATTAAAACCTTTTTTGCTCCTGTTTCTAATGCGGCAATTATTGTTGAAGTTGTTTTACCTAATCCCATGTCATCCGCCAAAATAAATCTTCTTGACCCTACCAATTTTTCTATGGCTTCTTTTTGATGTGATAATGGAGGTCTATGATTATATTTAGAATAATCTATTTTTACTTCTTCTATTGTGTGTGATTTTATAAGTGCCGATTTAGGAACCCAAAATTCCGTTAAAGGATCATTATCAAAAAATTTACCCCATATGTGATATGATTTTTCCTTCTCTATTAAAAGCTTCTCAACGTAAATTTTTTCAGGAATTTTTAAAAGATATCTTTCTTCTGAAAATTTTTTAGCAAAATAAGTATCTAATTCTACCCATCTCCTCGCAACTTTTGGTTGTGTGTTGTGGTAATTTATAATGTATTCCGCTTGAGTTCTTGTGGGATAAAATTTTTTATTAGATTCTTTTTTTGATTTAATATATAATATATGGTTATTGGCCCCACTATAAGTGTCCAAAATTTCTAATGCTTGATGTTCTATTAATTGTTTATTAGTAGACAAAACCTTTTTTATTAAAAATACGCAAAAAAAAGATATTTATCAATAAAACACATAAATGAATAATAAAGTACCTATTACAAGATTAGGAAAATTTTTTGGTGATAAGGATTTTTCTCTTGAGATTTCTATGGGTCAGGAGTGGTTATATGGTGATATGAACTATACTTGTGTTCTTTATAGGGTTGATAAAGTAAAAACAAAAAAAGACGATGTATATGGTGAAGCCACATCTGACAGTATAAATTTTTTACCTCCTGTAGAATTTAATGCCTATGTTGCCATTGCGTTACCTGAAAATAAATTTATGGGATCAACAAAAATAGAACAAATTGAGCCAGGTAATATTACAATTTCTGTTTATTTAAAAACTTTAGAGGAATTAAATATTGATATAAATTTTGGTGATTATATTGGGTACTATGACACTGAAAACTTTGTTAGATATTATACTGTTGTAAATGATGGTCGTGTAATATCAGACATAAAACATACATACAAAGGATTTAAACCTTTTTTTAGAACAATAATCGCATCACCGGTTACTTCTAACGAATTTAGAGGATTATAATAAATTATGGGATTACCTAAGAAAATAAAAAAACATATACCTTTAGAGTTTGGTGTTAGTCCATTAGAGAGAAGACACCAACTTGCGGACATGATTGCCGAAAAAGGTACCTTTTTACCTAAAGGGTTATTACATGCAGATTTAGATAAAGGATTTTTAGAGTTTGTTAAAGACAATCTTTCAATTTCCATTGAAGGTAAAAAAATATCAGTAGTTGATATTTTAATAACAACACAAAATTGGTCTCAATTTACCGAGACATGGAATTTTCAAAATTTAGATAAAAACGCCGAACCCCCGTTTGTAACGGTAGTAAGACAACCTGAAGTTAAATTTGGTGATCCACAGATAAAATATAACATCCCAAATAAAAGACTTTATCATTATGCCCAAGTACCAACTTGGGACGGTCAAAGACATGGTATGGATATATATAAAATACCACAACCAATTCCAATACAAATTAATTACACTGTTGTTATAATATGTAATAGAATGCGAGAAATTAATGAATTTAATAAAACCATTATGGGATTGTTTGCTTCAAGACAAGCTTATCAAAAAATTAAAGGACATTATATTCCTATTGTTATGGGAGATGTTTCAGATGAATCAGTTTTAGATTTAGAAAAAAGAAAATATTACATACAAAAATACCCAATGACACTACAAGGGTTTTTATTAGATGAAGATGAATTCGTTGTTCAACCGGCAATTGTTAGAACAATGCAAGTATATGAAACGGATACATCAATTAAAAAGAAAAGACCTAAAAAGAACGAACTTCTACCTTTGGACTTAACATTTATTTACGATATAGGTAGTAACTCATTTACCGACAAAATATTTTTTACGTCAGACATGAAGGTAGGTTCTGTTGAAAATGTTGATTCATATAGTGTTTATATTAATGACGACTTTTATGGTAATGACATTACAGAAATACAAATTAACACTGGAGATATTATTAAAATAGACATTGTTAAAGATGATAATACAAAATCTTCCAAAATAGTATTACAACAACAATTAATTTAATCTTCCCCGTAAAGATCTTTTTTTTCTTTACATTTTTCTATTATTAGATTTTCTAAAAACCTATACATTTTAATGCCTCTTTTGTCACAATATTTTTTTAAAATTTCGTGAACATCCTTATCAATTTTTAAATTTTTTATCTTTTTAGGTTCTTTATCCATAGGTAGAAAAAAGGCAGAAAAAAATCTTACCAAGATATAAATACTTTTATGTAAGTAAAGTTTTTGCGGAAAATACCGGTATTTATATAAAAAATAAATTATAATAAACTAATATTGAAAAAATATGGCAACTAACAGTAAAATTTTCGTTTCACCTGGTGTCTATACTTCAGAAGTGGATTTAAGTTTTGTGGCACAAAGTGTTGGTGTTACAACTTTAGGTATTGTTGGAGAAACTTTAAAAGGTCCGGCCTTTGAGCCTATCTTTATAAAGAACTACGACGATTTCCAATCTTACTTTGGGGGTACTTCACCTGAGAAATTTGTAAACACACAAATACCAAAATATGAAGCGGCATATATCGCTAAATCATACTTACAACAATCTAATCAATTATTTGTAACTAGAGTTTTAGGTTTGTCAGGTTATGATGCGGGACCGTCTTGGTCTATCATTACAAGTGCAAATTTAGACCCAAAAACATTAACCCCTTATTGTTTAAGTGAAGTAACTCCATCAGGTTCTTGTGAACCAATTTGTGTTACCACTAAAACAATACCTTTCACAGTTAATTTTACTGGATGTACTAACAGTTCTTCTTCAGTAGAATTTGGTTTATTTCCTGACGAAATTGAAAACATTTTAACAAACCAATACGAACAATTTAACGGAAGTACCTCAACATTGTTAAATGATCTACAATTTTTTGCATATCAAAGAATATTAGATAACCCATCAGAAAGTACATCAATTGCATACTTTGGAACAATAGACGGGGATGATTATGATGTTTTGTCTACAGGATATACTGCGTCAACTAACGTATTTAATGTACCATCACCATCAAGTAATCTTACAGATTTTACATCTCCATTTAATGATCCTTGGTATTATGCTTTATTTGAAAATACAGGAAATGGTCTATATACAGGATACTCTTTTTGGAACGTAGTTACAGGATTAACACTAATTAATCCAATCACAACAACAACATCAACACTACCAACCCCAACGCCAACACCAAATCCTTGTGTTACACCTACACCAGTTGTACCAACAACAACAACTACAACAACAATTCTTGATTGTTATTCAGGTACTGTTGTGGGTATGATATATGTGTATAGTGGTAATTCATATACTGATTATGACGATATGGTTGTTGCAACATTAAGATCAAGAGGTATTTCAGATTACAGTGATGATGTTAACCCAAGATTTGAAATCACAGGTTTAACAGACGTTAATATTGATTGTACAGGTCAATATGATGATGTACTTAAAAATCCTTTTGCAAAATTCGTAATAAATGCAACAAATTACCTTGGTAATAATTTTAGTTTTGTTACATCATTTGCTAACTCAGATTCTGAATATATTTCTAAAGTGTTTGGAGGTAGTAATTTTGGTAAACCAAGAAACGTAGTTCCTTTATTTGTTGAGGAAAGATTCCAATCGTTATTAAGATGGGCATATAATAAAGGTTATATTAGAGGTTTAAAATGTAATTTAGTATCTTTACCTGAAGCACAAAGTGAAGACCCAACATCAATTGGATGGTATTTAGAAAAATACCAATCACCTGAAAGTCCATGGGTTGTTTCAGAATTAAGAGGTTCTAAAGTTTATAACCTATTTAAATTCTATACAATTTCAGACGGTAATAGTGCAAATACAGAAATTAAAATATCAATTTCAGATATATCATTTGCCAATGAAACATTTACAGTTTTAGTTAGAGATTATTATGACACAGACTCAAACCCTGTTGTTCTTGAGAAATTTACAAACTGTTCCATGAACCCAAGTGAAAACAATTTTATCGCTAAAAAAATAGGTTCATTAGATGGTGAATATGAATTAAAATCAAGATATGTAATGGTAGAAATGAATGAGGATGCTCCTATTGATTCTTTACCTTGTGGTTTTGAGGGATACAATTTTAGAGAGTATTCAGGCGCAAGATCTCCATTCCCTATTATTAAAACAAAATATGATTTCCCTGGTGAATTAGTCTTTAATCCTCCGTTTGGTACTCCATCAGGAACTGATGATGCGGGACTTTCTTCGGGAGATAATCTTAGAAAAACTTTCTTAGGATTCTCTACAAGTGCCGATTATGGATATGATCCTAGTTTCTTTGAATATAAGGGTAAAAGAAATCCTTCTAATATTTGTTTCGCAACTGAATCATCGCCTTGGTTATATAGAACAAGAGGTTTCCACATGGATAAAAACGCAAGTGGTATCACAATCTCAAATGTATTCGCAACAAGTGGAACTCCTAGATTCTACGCAGGAGCTGCAGACTTTAGTAGTGAACCTACAGTTGAGACAAATCCTTACTATAGATTATTTGCTCGTAAATTTACATTATTAGTACAAGGTGGTTTTGACGGTTGGGATATTTACAGAGAAAGAAGAACAAACGCCGACAAATATCAATTAGGTAGAACAGGTTACCTTAATGGGGCTTGTGCAACAACAAGGTATCCAAACGCAGTTGGTTGGGGAGCGTTCAAACAAATCACTGTTGGTGATGGAACGAGAGAATACGCAAATACCGATTATTACGCATACTTGTTAGGAATTAGAACATTTGCTAACCCTGAAGCGGTTAACATTAACGTATTTGTAACTCCTGGTATTGATTATGTAAATAATAGTGACCTTGTTGAAGATACTATTGACATGGTTGAGAACGATAGAGCGGATTCATTGTACATTACAACAACACCTGATTACAATTTGTTATTACCAACAACAACAGGTATTGACGGATTAATTTACCCACAAGAGGCGGTAGATAATCTTGACGGTACAGGTATCGACTCTAACTACACGGCAACTTATTACCCTTGGGTATTAACTCGTGATAGTGTAAATAATACTCAAATTTATTTACCACCAACGGCTGAAGTTACAAGAAACTTAGCGTTAACTGATAACATCGCATTCCCTTGGTTTGCGGCGGCAGGTTATACTCGTGGTATTGTTAACTCAATTAAAGCACGTAAGAAACTTACACAAGAAGATAGAGATGTGTTATATCTTGGAAGAATTAACCCAATTGCAACTTTCTCAGATGTTGGTACCGTAATTTGGGGTAACAAAACTTTACAAGTAAGACAATCGGCTCTTGATAGAATTAACGTTAGAAGATTGTTGTTACAAGCACGTAAGTTGATATCTGCGGTTTCTGTTAGATTACTTTTCGATCAAAACGATGAAAAAGTAAGACAAGATTTCTTAAATGCGGTTAACCCTATATTGGATGGAATCAGAAGAGACAGAGGTCTTTACGATTTTAGAGTAACTGTTTCAAGTGACACTGCCGATTTAGATAGAAATCAAATGACAGGTAAGATTTATATCAAACCAACAAGATC